TAAAAGAAATGTTAAAAAATTTAAATAAGATTGCTAAAAGGCGTCATAAAGTAATTGGTGTTATGGATTATGATAAAAGTATTAAAACAGTTAAATCAATAACATCATTAGATAAAGCTCGATTAGCGTATAAACCAGAAAAAGGTCAAAATCAGTGGACACGTTCATGCCAAAATTCTGGTAATGATAAAAAACGTAGACCAGAAATAACTCCTGGCGATCAACTAGAAAAATTAATAAAAAATGGCTATAAATTAAACAAACAAACAGGATTTTATGAAAAAACTGTTGATATGAAAATTAAAGGTAAAGTTTATAAAACAGTAATTAAAGCTGTTAAACTTTCTGGTGAAAATAATACATATAATTTTTATACATGTGATCCATCTGAAAATCAAGAACATATGTATATAGGATTTTTAACTAGGGGTAACAATCCAAGTGATTTATGTATGCCTTGTTGTTTTAAAAAAGATCATTCAGTGGGAGCAAATAAAGAGAAAAGAAATTATTTCTTAAAGTGCGTGGGTGAAAAAACAAAAGAAGAAAAATTAGATAAAAATATTAGTTCAAATCTAGGAGATAAATTATATATTTTACAAGATACTAATAAAATTCAGGAAGGTAGATTTATTTTACTGCCAAAATATTTAGATATATTTTTTAATAAAATTTGGAATCATGATCAAAAAATTAAAAACCATTATTTATTGGAATCAAAATCTGGATATTTTTTTAAATATACCGTCAAACATGATTATTATCATTTTCTAGTAGCTTTGGCTAGTATTTATGAAATGACAGTTAAAACATTAATTGATAAAATGATTAAATTTATGGAAAAAGATAAAGATAATAAATTTTTTACTTATTTAAATAATGGAGATATAATTGAATCATTTAAAACCAGAGAAAAATATATTGAACATTTAAATACATCTAATTATTTAGAATATGATATCGTAGGAGAATTATTAGCTATTCCAGAAGTAATATCATCAAAAGGAATAAATTTTTATATCTTAAGTAAACAAACAACTATTATTAAAAAACCACTTGAAAAAGAAAAAATAAAAGAAAAATATTATTTAGAATGTTTAAATAATGAAAATAATTACTATCTTGATCAAGATAGAGATATTGTAATATTAATTAGAGAAGATAAATATTATTTTCCTATTTATAGAGTACAAAAAGATGAAAAAATTACTAAAAAAATAAATTTACAAAAATATTTTAGTTTGAATGGTCCCTTAGAAAAAATTATTATAGAACTTAAAAAATATCATTCTAAAAGTTGTATTAATTCTATAATTAATGAAATTTCATCAAATAATATTCTTACAGCCAAAAATATAATTCAAAAATTATTTCAATTAAAATTTAAAGTAAATAAACAATATATTGACGATAGACATAAATGTAAATATTTAGAATTAGATAATGGAATTTTATTACCTACTAAACCTTCTGGTATAGATTATAATTATAATTTAGGTTATTTAAAAAATAGTAAAATAAAATGGTTAAGTTTATCAAATACCATTAAATTATTAGAAAATGTAAATAAATTATTAAATTTAGAATATATTGTTAAAACTGTATTTTATGATAAAAAAATTGATTCAAAAATAAGAATTATATCAGTATTATTAGAAAATAGTTTGACTATACAAATAGAAAATGAGACAGTTGAAGAAAAAGATATTAAAAAATTAGGATTATCAATAGCATTTCAACCTTTGGAAGAAACATTAGATTATGAAATTATAAATTGGGATAATAAACAAATTTATGATAATAGAAATAAAAGAGTTAAAGAACATAATTATCTGAGTGAAACATATAATTTATATAGATTAGAATTAAGTTTATTTTTAGATAAAAATACTGAAATTAAAGATAAAATTATTGGAATAGTTAGAAATATTAGATTAAATAAAAAAGATAAAAAATACGAATTAAGAAAAATATTATTTATGATTATTGATCCAAAACTTAGTACTCAATATAAATTATCTAATGAAAAAAAAGGTGGTGCTAAAAATAGTAATTTAATGGCTTTTTTAGTTAAAAATATTCCAGATTTAAAAAATTATTTGATATCAAATGTACGTGATTATTGTGAAATTAATACAACTAAAGATAAATGTAATCTTAATCTTCATTGTATTTGGCAAAATGATACTTGTAAAATACAACTAATAGAAAATATTGCTATAGACTCAGTTAATAGAGTTATTGAAGAAATGATTCAAGATGGAATAAAATTTAAAGAAATTATTCAAGAATCTAATTATTACGTTTCAGATATTGTTGATAATACTCTATATACTAATAGAAATGATCAAAAAATTATAAAATCTTCTAATTTTAATATTAATAAATTAATGAGTGAATTATTTGGTAAAGATAAAATCCCATCACTTGGTAAACGTCAATTTTCTAAGATTTTTGAAGATGTTATTGAAGATTTTTATCCAGATCTTATTGAAATGGGTAAACAATTTATCCAAATGATAACTCCAAACAAAGATTCTATAATTAGAGCATATGTTAATTCATACTACTGGATTAATAATCCATTATATGATATAGAATCTAGAAATTTAGGATATTTAAATGATCTTCAAACAAATTTAACATATTTATTTAAAGCTAATATAATTGATTATATACAAAACAATCTAAATAAAGGAGATCCTGAAATTAAAAAATACTTATTAAAATATTTTAAAAATGATTCTAACTTTTTTGAATCTACGTTAAATAAATTTAGAAAAACATCATTTAATTCAGATGGTCAAGTAGAATTATATATTCTAAGTCAAATCATACCAATTCCAATTATTGTTTATGATAATTATTCTAATATCAAATATATATTTTTACAAGGAGAAATACCTGTAAATAATGAAACTATTAAAAAATTTACTAATGAAAGTATTTTAAATAAAACAATATTTTTAAAATTTGATTTTGATTCTTCAAACACAATCCCTAAAAATATATATTCAATTTATTATTTATAATAATAAATTATAAATATATGTATATATTAAAAAAATATGGCTGAAAATGACAATATATTAGTTGAATTAATACAAAATCAAAGAAAAAATATAATTAATAAAAAATTATCATTTTATGATTTGAAGCGAATTAGTAAATATTTAAATAAATCTATTTTTGATAATGATTGTTCATTATGGAATGGTTATATTAATAAAAATTTATATATTAATATTTATTATAACGGAAAAAAAATAGCTCTTCATAGATTATTATACTTAAATTATATAGGTGATTTAAATGATTCAGAGTACATTAAATTTAATTGTTGTAATAAAGGAATATGTTGTAATATTAATCATTTTTATAAAATATTAAAAACTGAAAATGAAAATAATATTATACCTAATAATAATTTAGATCAAATTGAAAAAAAAATTGAAATCAAAAATATTACAGTCGATTTTAATATTTAAAATTATTTATAATATTTTATAACTCATTAATAATGGATTATAAAATAAATTATAACTTATTACAAATTTTAAATTATAATTTAAAATGTTATGAATTTAAAAGTATCAAATTTAAAAATGGACTTTTTGATGAAACTGTTGATGCTACATATATTATTAATTTAGTTGGTAATGATAGATATAATAATATTATTAATCAAATTAATGAATATAATCCTACTAGACAAGTATATATTTTACTTAATCAAGGATTTAAAAAATGTAATAAAACTAAAAATATAGTTTATCCTGCTAATGATTTAATTGATGCTTTTCTTCAAATTTTTAGACATGCTAATGATAAAAAATATGAAAATATTCTTATTTTAGAAGATGATTTCATTTTTAATAAAAAAATAAAAAATAAAAAACATATTAATAGCATTAATAAATTTTTAAAAAAGAAACAAGGGGAAGATTTTATTTATTATTTAGGTTGTATACCATTTTTAATGTTACCAAATATATCCAATTTAAAACATTTTTCTCATATATTATCAGTTGGTACACATAGTGTAATTTATAGTAAAAAGATGAGACAAAATATGATGAATAATTATAGGGATATAATATATAAGTATAAAGATTGGGATTTAAATGTTAATAACCAAAAAGATAAATATGTATATTACAAATGTCTTTGTTACCAATTATTTACTGAAACTGAAAATAGTAAATATTGGAATATTTCCCATCCTATTTTACATTTTTTTGCTAAAATTTTTATAAATTTAATTAAAATATTAAAATTAAATAAACAAGTAGAACCAGGTTATAGTATATTATATACTATTTCTCAATCAATAATTTTTATATTAGCTATTATTTTAATTGCTATTATTGTTATCAATAGTAGAAAAAATAAAAAAATATAATATATATTTTATAATATATATTATATGAACTCTCAAAAAAAAACTATTAATGGAGGTTTTCCACCAATTAGATATTGTTATGAAAATAAAGAAAATAGTACATCGCAAAAAGAAAGGTTTTTTGCTAATGCACCAAGACAAAACATTAATATTAGACAATTATTATCTGATTCAGTTAAAAAACCAATTATAATTACTGAAGACAATAAAGATAAAGATAATGAAATTGAAGTTGCAATTGATTTATAATTAATTTATATTTATTTTTTTCATCATCTCTGACATTATGGTCATGACTTCTTTATCTTTTAAGGCTTCTAATGGATTTGATTGCATTGTTAAAACTTTACTTTGAAATTCTGGATTAGTTAATTTTTCCATAATTTTTGGATTAGAAATTACTGAATCAAACACTGTGGTAAATAAGTTTCCTAAAGATTGATCTTGTAAATTTGATTCATTTGAAAATAAGTTATTTTTAATATTAATTATATTTTGCTTTATTTCATTAATCATCTCTAAATAAATATTAGATGGTTCCAATTCATATGCTTTATTATATGCAACTAAAGCTTCATCCAATTTGTCATGACCATATAATGCTGCTCCTAAACGCCCCCATGCCTTTCCCCAATCGGGTTTTAATTTAGTACTAATTACTGCATCATTTAAAGCTTCATTCCATTTTTCTAATTTTATATAAGCAGCAGATCTATTTGCTAATACCATATAATTTTCAGGTTCCCATTCTAACAATTGAGTGTAAATATTAACTGCTTCTTTATAAAATCCCACTACATAATATTCATTTGCTTTTTCTTTTAATTTATTAAATTCATTAGGAGATTTTAGATTTTCCATTATTTTAATTTAGGTTATAAATCTTTATA